TTTTAAAATAGTTTATGGAGTCAATAAAATCAAGGGTTCAACTAGTGTTTCAAAATGATAAAACAAAAAAAAATGATTAAGCAAGCAAAAAAAATAATCAAATAAAATAAAATTAGGAATTAATAAGAATTATTAAGAATATTATAAATTAAAGTAAAAAAAGTGGCAAAATTAAATGTCAAGTAATTTATTTTAAAATATTTTCATTTTCTCAAAAAAATACAAATAAAAATGAAGTCAATAAAATCAATATTTGAAAGCAGTAAGAAAATTACAACATCAATAAAATCAAGCATTCTTGACAAATCAAAAAGTTGTGATATAATACAAACAAACAAAAAACAAAATAAAATAATAAACTAAAAATAGTTTCTTGAAACAAAAAAAAATAAAAAGCTCTTTTGTCATCTCAATCAGTTTCTTTTTATTTGCTTACTTTTTTTTCTTTAAAATAGATAATGGTTAAAAATCATTTAAAAATGATAAATTACAATTATAAAAGAACTGATACATCATTAATTTTTTTTAAATTAAAAAATCTAGGTTATATTAATTATAAAGAGTATTTAAAAAGTAAACATTGGCAAGATGTTAAAAATAGATATTATAAAAGCAAATTACCAAAAAGGATTGATGGAGTCTGTGTGTGTAAAGTTTGCAAAGAAAAAAAGTCATTATCATTACATCATAGGACATATAAAAATATGGGTAATGAAAGATTAAACGATTTAATTTTACTATGCCAAGAGTGCCACCATATAGCACATATTATACACAACGAAAATAAAGAGTTAAAAGGAACACAAAAATATAATACTAGACTAAATTTGCACAATTCATTTCAGAAAGTAAAAAGGTGGAAAAAAAGCATTAAACATAGAGCAATAAAAAAAATTATTGACATTGTGAGTGTATAATTTATAGTGAGAATTATTAACAAAAGTTTTCTATAAAATGACTGATATTTTAATAACTGATTTTGTTGATAAAGAAAAATTAAAACATCAATTAATTGAAAGTGTTTGGAAACCAAACATCAAGACTTATATTTGTCGAAGGGATAGGGAGCCAAAAAGAAAGTTGTTGATAAATTTAGAAGCGAATGATATTAATAAAATTGTTGATAAAACTAAATTTAAAAAAAAGAAAAAATGGCTAAAAAAAGAATAACTTGGAAAATAGAAAAAAGAAAATTAGCTGATTTAAAGCCACACCCTAAAAACCCTCGACAGTTTACAGAAAAAGGAATGAAAGATCTTGAAAATTCTATTAATTCAATTGGCTTTATGCAGCCGATTAATATTAATCAAGACGGCACAATTTTAAGTGGACACGCAAGAACTTTAAAGCTAAAAGAAATGGGCGAAACCGAAGTAGATGTTTATGTTCCAGATAGATTATTGACACCAAAACAAGAAGAGGAAGTTTTGGTAAGGGCAAATGCAAATACAGCAGGTCAGTGGGATTTTGACATTTTGGCTAATCAATTTGAATTAGAAGAGATAAGCGATTTGGGGCTTAGTATACCGCAAGTTGAAAATATACCAGACTTATCTATTTTAGATGACGAAGATAATAATAAATTAGATGATCTTACAGATGGAGTAAAAAAAGCAATAATGATAGAATTTGAACCACAACATTATCAAGAAGCCTATGATTTAATAAAATATTGGCGAGAAAAAGAACTTTATATTGGCAAATATTTGATAGATAAACTCAAACAAGAAAAAGCAAAAATATAATGAGAATAATAGAATTAAAAAAAATACAACATAATTACAAACCAACTGATAAATGTCCTACGACCGAAGCTAATATAACTGAAGATTGCTTATTGGTGGAAAATGGCAAGCCAATCGGATTTTTTTTAAAGCAGATACCTGATAAAATGCAAAAAATAGCAGATATTTGTAATTATGAATTAAGAAGCGATAGAGTGCCAAAAACTATGATGGAAAGAAATAAACCAACAGGCAGAGATGAAAATGGTAAATATACTTATGATAAAGTAAAACAATATAGCTGTATTTTAGGAGCCGTTCCGCCTAAACCCGTTATGCGGAGACCTTACCCTACAACTTCATCAGTTCACGGAGTTAAAACGGCACAAACATTTATAAAAGCAATGCTTAGTCTTGTTTTAGAGAGTGAGAAGCTAATTGCTGATGTCATGCCAGAGCAATATAAAACACAATTAGAAATATTTAAAAATGTTGATAATAAATGGAAATTTGGCAATCTTTTTACTTCTAGTATTAGTAATTATAATATTAATGCTGATTATCATCAAGATAATGGCAATATAAAAAATACCGTTAATGTTATTATCACAAGGCGATTAAATTCTACTGGTGGTAATCTTAATGTTCCTGATTATGGAGCGACTTTCGAGCAGTGCAATAATTCTATTTTAGTTTATCCCGCTTGGCGGAATTTACACGGGGTGACCCCTATTATCCCTACTTTTGAAGGTGGATATAGAAATAGTTTAGTTTTTTATCCGTTAAAAGCTTTTTTAAATAAAAACAATGACTAAAAATACAATTAACCAACACTTAATAGCTTTAACAGAAGAAAAAGAGCAAATATTTTATAATGTATTACAAGAGGGCAAAACATTTCTAGAAGCTTGTAAAGTTGTTGGTATATCTAAAAACACTTATCTCAATCACGGCAAGAGAAAGCCTGCTTTTATTATTAAATGCAAAAATATTATTAACAAACAAAAGCTTGAAAAAGTTAAGAAAAAGCCTGCAAAAGTTATTGTAAAAGAGCAAGAAACAAAATTGGGAAGACCAGCATCAATTACTGAAAATGTTGTAAATAAAATAAAAGAGGGTTTTTCGCAGGGGTTTAGTGTTGATAATACTTGCATATGGGCTGATATATCAAAACAAACTTTTTATGATTATTGTAAAAAGCATCCTGAATTCCTCGACTATTGCAAATCTTTGCAACAAAAACCACTAATAAAATCAATCCTTGTAATCAACAAAGCGTTGAACGAAGGCGATGTTTCAACCGCTAAATGGTACGCAGAAAGAAAAGGGAAAGATGAGTTTAGTTTAAAAACAGAAACTGAACATTCTGGCGAAGTTAAATCAAAAGTAGTCTATATTGAGAAGGAAGAAAAAGAAACTTACGAAAAACAAATTGATGATGTAATCAATGGAGATTAGACACCCTCAATATTTCGGGCAATTACTGCATAAAAAAGGCTTTACTACTTGGTTTCTCTATATGTTTAGAGTTGTCGAAGGTAGAAAGTTTATAAATGAAGCATTGCACCCTAAGTTATTCCAAGCTTACCAAGATGTTTATGATTTAAAAGAGAAGCGATTGAATATAAATGTTTGTCCGAGAAGTGCAAAAACTACATTAGCAAAATATTTCATTGCTTATACTTTAGCTATTAATCCAAGAAGTAATTTTATCTATACTAGCTACTCACAAGCATTACTTAATGATATATCAAGAGATTTAACAAATATATTAACGCACCCAATTTATTTGGCAATGTATGACAGTGGGGCTAAAGAAGAGAAACAAGAATTTAATGCAATAGATGAATTTTGGCAAAGTTATATTATTGAAGAAACTGGAAAGGCAACATTTTCAAGTAGGAAAATAACAACAGCAGAAGGTGGAGTTGTCTTATTTTCTTCTGTAGGATCACAAATTACGGGGTTTGGAGCAGGTCAAAGAGGAGCAAAGCAATTTTCTGGATGCTTAATTATAGATGATGCAAATAAACCAAGCGATATTTATTCACAAGTTCGCAGAAACAAAGTTAAATCATATTTTGAAGAAACTTTATTGTCTAGATTAAATGATAGTGAAGTTGGAATTATCAATATTCAACAAAGATTACACTTAGAAGACTTAACAGGTTTCTTATTGGAAAAATATAAATTTAATCTTTTAAAACTTCCGTTAGTTGTAGATTGTGTTTGTCAATTACCAAGTCAATATACACAAGAAAGATTAGAAGAATTGCAAAAAAATGAATATATGTTTTTATCGCAATATCAACAGTCACCAATATTGGCAAGTGGTGCGATATTCAAAAGAGAATGTTTAATTTTTACTGAATATTTGCCAGAAAAATTTGACTACACTTTTATAACAGGGGATTTAGCATATAAAGACAAGCAACATAATGACTTTACTTGTTTTAGTTATTGGGGCGTGTTAGATAAAAAATTATATCTTATTGATTCTAAAAGAAAAAAAATAAATTCAGTTGAAATTGATAACTGGATTAGACCTTGGATTATGCCAAAAATTCAATATGGATTTAGATATATTTGGATAGAAGATAAAGCACACGGAACTTTTTTGTTACAACAATATAGAAAAGATAAATTGCCAGTTCCAAGCGAGCAGATGATTAAACAAACATTGCCAAGAGATAGTGACAAGGTTATGAGAGCAAACAATATCCTACCTTGTTTAAGCACAACAAGCCCAAATGTTATAATGAATAACAAAATAGAAAATTTTAATGAATTGATTGAAGAATTATTATCATTTAATCAATCTGCCAATGATGACTTTGTCGATACATTTATAGATGCTTGCAAAATTGCTTTATTTGAAGAAAAGAAAATTTACGCCTTTTAAAATCATAGTATTTTTATTACACTTTTCAAATTATCACTATATTTTTAATGTTTAAAATTAATTTTAAAAAAAAATGCTTTTCTTTAGAAAAAAACCTGAAAAAAAAAGTTATGATTGGAGGGATTTAAGTTTTTTTAATATTCTTTGCAATGACTATAAATCAACAAACAATGCAAAAGAATTTATTGAGTTCTTTATTGATTCTTGCCCAGTTTTTACCGCAACAACATTAATTAGTGATGCGATTAGCTCTATTGAAATTGTTTTAAAAGATAAAAAAACTGGCGATTTTATTTACAATCACGAAGCCTTAAAATTATTAAATAATCCCAATCCATTTACTGATGGGCAATTATTCTTAAAAGAATTAGCATCGTTTTATTTATTAACTGGCAATAATTATTTAAACATAATCGGAGAATCCAAGCCAATTGAAATAAACAATATTAATCCTCAAGATATAACGATACTTGCGGGACAAGATGGATATCCTAACGAATACACTAAAAATTCTAATACAAATTCATCTATTTACACAAGAACAGCAGATAAGAGATTTTTAGATGGGAGAAAAAATGAATTATTGCATTTAAGAAATTTTAATCCCAAATATTCATCAACCAACCTTGTTGGCTCTAGTGCTTTCTTGGGTTGTCAATTAGAAATAAGCCAATATATTCTTGCAAGTATTCATAATAATTCTTTATTAAAAAACGGTGCAAGACCAAGTGGAATGCTTACTTACAAAGGCTCTAATGATTTATCGCAAGACCAAATTGACTCAATTAAAAGTGTTTTAAAAACCAAATTATCAGGTGCAAAAAATGCAGGTGAACCAGCTTTTTTAGGTGGTGATTTTATGTGGCAACCATTATCGGAATCAATGAAGGATATGGATTTTCCAAAGCTTAAACAATCAGTATCAGAGTCGATTTACACAGCTTTAAAAATACCATTGCCAATGATAAGCCCTGAAAATATGAGCTTTGCTAATATGGATGCTTCAAAATATGTTTTTTATGATAATGCTGTGTTGCCAGTGCTTAAAAGAATATTAAAGTTTTTAAGCCTAAAACTCTTAACTAGATACAAAAACACTGAAGGGCTTGAATTTTCTTTTGATGAATCTACAATTGAAGCGTTAGAATCAAGAAAGTTTGAAAATGCTAAAATAGCAAGTCAAACAGGAGTATTAAGCGATAATGAGATTAGAGCAATGATTGGT